TGTACGAGGAGCTCTACAAAAACGAGTGGTTCCGGCGGCTACTTGATCTCCAGCGGCAGATGGAAAACCCGCAATCCGCGTATTACGAGATGTACCTCAACACGGCGGGAGAGATCGAAGCGCGCAACGTGTCCGAGCGATACCGCATGGCGCAGGAAGAGCGAAGAAAAACCGCGCCGAAGGGCGCGGATGAAAACACGCTGTTCCGTGGGGCAGGAGGTATCTCTGCAGAGATCAACGAGCAGTACAAGAGCGAACTGGAGAGATGGGATCGGGAAGGCCGCAACGGGAACGAACGGCTGATATTGGGAACGACAGGCCCGATTCTGCAGAATCTGGGAGCAGAAAACGGGAACATCTACCTGAACGGGTGGAAGATATCCAAGATCATGCGCACCCACAAGGAAATGAGCTTGCGGACATTTGAGGCGCTCCCGCAGGTGCTGGAAAACCCATCGCTCGTGCTGGCAAGCCGAGCGGTGCGAACACGTGGCGCAAACACCCGGCTCGTCATGTTCGGCGATGTCCGCGCAGAAAACGGGAAAGCCGTGCAGGTCGTGCTGGACCTGCTTCCGACGGAAGGCGGATACAGGCTCGATGGGATGCAGAAGGTAAACAGTGCATACACGAAGGATGGGGGCAGACTCTCGTTGGAGGACAGCAATGTGCTGTACACAGACGCAAAAAGAGCCGCCCAGGTGCTTCGGTCGCTGGGCTACCGAAGCGGTAGCCCAGACGGTTTGCACAAGGACGGCTATATTGGAAGTATAGCATACGACGCAGACGGTGTCAAGATATCCGGAGAAAAATTTACAAGCGTGATTGGGCCGCTGCAGAAATTCTCCGTACAGGAGGAGCTGCAGGACATCCGCAAGAACGGCATCCGCGGGAAGGAGCTGGCAGGAGACCGGGAGGAGACGCAGCCGGAGGACGTGCTCGGGTATGCGGACGACCGGGGCGAACCGATCCTGAGCGAGAGTTATTTCCGGGACTGGGTGCAGCAGCAGACGAACGCCATGCCGCAGGGGTTTGTATGGGGCAAGGACGTGCCTTTTTACTCGCAGACGACGGACCTGT